ATTTTCAAAATAACAAACAAAAGCCATCCAACCATATTTATTGAATAAAGACCTATTGCAAACAATAACCATTTATCTTTCATGCTTGTCCCCTTGCTCGGATGGTTTCTCCAATCATTCTTGGTGTCCAACCACAATGGTCATCACACACCTTTGCACACGCCTCACGCTCAGCCGCCACCAACTCCATCAGGCGTTGCATCATGTAGTCATGTGTCCATGTCTGGAAACGCTCAGCTTTGCTGTACTGCGCCGCGATCTCTTGCGCCGTCTTCATGATTTCATCTTGTGTCAATTAAATTGCTCCTTTGGTGGTGCGTCCATGAGATTTAAAAAGCCGAAAAAATCGTTTGCCGCCAGCATGAGCTGCGACGCCTCCATCTCGTTACAGTTTAGGGTAACGACTCCTGCGAACTCATCTTCGGCTCGACCAATGATGACCACGCCTTGGGCTTTGCCTTCGCCGTAGCACATCACCAGCTTCTGTATCAGTAGTTTGAAGTGCGCTTGCTCTTCGTCTGACATAGCGTGGACTCGGCGCTCGAGTTCCTCCTGTGTCATCATGTCTTCAAAGGCCACTTCTTTTCTCCTTGAGTATTTGTTGTAGTTCATCTATGTTGCTCTCCCGTGCAATGTATGTTGTTCCACCTGCGTTATGTATGCGATCGAGTTCGCGGTCTTGCAGAGCCGTGGTTGTGCCCTTGCCTGCCTTGCACTCGATCGCAATGAAGTGTCCGTCCATGCAGGCGATGATGTCCGGAATACCCGCCCGACCAAAGCCGTTGGCTGGTGGCATGAAGTGATAGATACCTAGCGCATCGAGCATCTCACGCACACGCTTCTTGACTTTGGATTCGGGGGTTGCCGCCATTACATCTCCTGATTTGGTTGGACGTATCTTGTTAAGTTAACTTCGGGGTTGCCGAAGGTGACGCCATCATTAGCGATCTCTTTGTTGAGTTGCTCGAAAGCTTTCAACAAAGTCATGTACCCGTACAGATCAATAGTCTTGCTCACATCAGGCAAGGCGGCAGCACTTGGGTCTGACGCCAGTATGAGGTACAAGAGCCGCAAGACGACCCAATCTTTCTTCTTGAGTTGATGGGTTTTAATCATTTGTCGTTTGCTCCGTGCATCTCGTACAGAGTTGTAATGTAGGCAAGCATCATCTCAAGCGGGTATTTATTGTGGTACGCAAGCATGCACATATAACTCATCAGCGCAGATATGCCGATGCCCGCCTGCTGCTTGGCCATAGCGGTCTTCAGTATCTCTACTGCGGCTTCCACTTGCGCCCGCTTGTCGTTGAGTTCGCGTGTTTCTTGAATGTCTTTGGTCATGTCACTTCTCCTGTGTTTCTATGAGTTTGGTTAAGTAGTGCTGTGCCTTCTTCAAGTCATCAACACCGCCCTTGTCTTTCCAACGGGACACATACTTTACTATGTTGCCTTCGAGATAGCCAAGGTTATTTGCCACGATGTAGTCCCATGGCTGTATGGTTTTACTCTTGTAGTGAGTACCCGCTACCTGTATTTCATTAGCGCTAGTCATTGATCTCTCCTCGTTTACGTTTTAAAAATGCAGCGTCAGCAGGGTGTTGCAAACGCTCAAGCTCTCTGTCGTAGAACTGCTTGGGCATGGGCGCTTTCTTCTCAAGCAACCCACGCAACCAATCAGGCCCGCCAAGTTGTGTCAGTATCATCCACTGCTTGTCACTTAAACGTACGTATCGTCCCTTTAGGGGGGCGGGGGGCTTTGGGCGTGGCATGTACAAGTACTCCTTCATGCTTGTTGGGTTGTCTTTCTTTGGCGCGGGTGTACACGCCGAACTGTTTGTATCCAAGATCTTCTTCCTTCTTGATCTGATTGCTTGGGTTCTTGGCGCGGAAGTATTGGTCGGCCATGAAAATGCTTGGCCGTTGTACTTGTGCGAGTTCTTCCCACGGGTTGAGCACTTTGGGTTTGTCAGTCATACGAGCACCCCCAGTTGACCCAATGCTTTTTGCAGACCCGCAAGCCCACCAACACGTTGGTCGTTGATAAAAATCTGTGGCATCTGACGCGCATCAGGGAACTCTTTGAGCAAGTTGCCCAAGCGCTCGCCCACCTCGATGTCAACGTCAGCGTACTTCAGCCCTGCCGCATCCAGTATGAGCTTGGCTGTCACGCAGTTGGGGCAGTTAGCCTTGGTGTACATGGTGATGTTTATGTCTTTCATTCATCTTCTCCGTTGTTAGGAATTAGTCTGTATCTGTATAAGCCATTCATGAGGTACTCACGCTCGATAGTGTGTCTACCAAACCGCTTCTTACGTAAGTGCCTCAGTTGTGCGCTGATGCTTGCCTCTGGGTCGCCTGTGATCTTAGCGATCTCTCCAAGCGTGCGCCATCTGGAATCGCACATGCAGTTCCAAACACGCGCAACTTGCCCAGACAGCCGCACATCATCTCTGTCTGGTTGATAGTCTGCACCATTGAACCTTGGCATCTTAACCTCCAAACATCTGCTTCAAGTGAACATACAAAGCGTGCGCCTCGTACACAGTCATGTCTTTCAGTACGCTCTCTGGTGACTTGTGGCGCACGAGGGCTATAACACGTTTAGGTGCAGGCTCGTGACCGCCCATGGCGTAAGCGGCTGCATCAAGCGCATCTTGGCTAGGGTTAGGCATAGCTTCCAACTTCTCGCGTAACAATGCACCGATGCCTGACTCTGTGCGTTTAGTGTACTTGCGCTTGGGCTTAGGCTCCGCCATAGCTTCCATCTTCTTGATCGCCTTGAGTGACTTGAGTGGGCGGTACTCGTCTACGTCTGCGTAGTACAAGTCATTGGTTACGTGAATCAGTTTGTTACGCACCATCTGCGCGATCAGGCTAGACACTGAGCCTTCGCTATAGCCTTCATGACTGAGCGCTTTGATGACCTCCTTACGCGTAGAGCCGGGGTTGTCCTTGATGTAATTGAATGTTGCGCGGGATACGTTGTTTGTTACGTTGAATACTTTGGTCATGGGAATTCCCTGAATGTTTTGAGAAGGTTGGGGCACAGAGGCTGAAACTGGTTGCTTTGAAGAGGGAGGCGGTGCTTCGTCATCATCGTCCCACTCAACTAAAGTTTTGCTAAGTGCGGTCTTAAAGGCAGTTTGGATGTCAGGCATTTCAGTTTCCTCCGAGTAGTAGCATGACGAGAACAAGTACAGCGATTGCTGCAAGGGATTGAATGGTGGTGAGCATCAGGTCAGTCAGGCGATGGCTTGACCCGATCAGAATGTCCTGTGCCCAATCATCTTCGGGCGTAGGCTTAGGGGGTGGGGGAGTGTAGGTCAAGCCGATCTTGACCTTACCCGTGTCGTAAGGTATCTGTTTCATTATTTTCTCCTTGAGTGGGTATTATTTGTCCAAGAGTAGACAGAAGTCAATAGGGCCTCCAATAAAAAAGATCAGTTAGTAGTACTATTACCGCTAACAAAAGTATTACTCGCTCGAACTTTTCCCAGCGTGTCATCATTCTGATTCTCCTTCTGTTGGTGTAATCCCTAGCGTACGCATAACCTCGAGCAACAACACATGGATGTCCTCGATGTGCGTGACTCGGTACTCGGCAGGGTTCATGAGGTAGTCCCGCAGGTCTGCCTCGATACAGCGCAGGTGCAGCGCAGTTGTGTCTGATACTTTCATTTGCTTTCTCCTTTGATAAATAGCTTAGCGTCTTGCCACATGAGCCATGCGTCCTCGACACCTGCCCACCAGTGGTAGCCGTCTTTGATTACGACAGACTCATTCGTCTTATGCTCGAGGAAGAACAACACCTCTGTGTCAGAAGCCTGCGCTACGTTGCGCAAGTACGCCGTCATGAACGCTGCTTCTTCGGGCGTGGGTTGGTATATCTGTGTGACAAGCGCATTCAATTCAATGAAGCCTTCTCTTATGAAGCTCTTGTCCACATAGGTAATTGGGTAGCGCTCGCCGTCCACCCACACATACACATCAAGCTTTGCGCTGAGGTGTTCTACTTCTTCCAACAAATCATCTAGTTTCATTTCATTTCTCCTTGGGTTATGCATCGGGGACAGTGTCCCCGATGCGGTTGGGTTAGGTCAACAGTGCAGGCAATGTTGGCTTGAATGTCACAGGCGTGCGGTCAGTCCACAGCATGTAGTAGCACATCACCTCAGCGATGATGCCAGCAGATGAGTACGACTTGGTAGCCGAGCTGATAAGCCCAGACGCATCGCCCTCCATCAGCATGTCGTAGACACCCTGCTCGACAACGCACAAGTCGTCACGATGTGTGTAGCTGGTAGCCATAGGCTGGAAGCAGTGCAGGATGGTAGTGATGGTGTAAGCAGGCATGTTCTCCAAGCACACCTCGAGCGCCTCGACGTCAGCCTCATCGAGCGCAATGGCTAACTCTTCGGGGCTAGGCTTAACGAAGCCATCTTCGTCATCGGGGAAGTCATACGCTGACTCATCGTAGTTAGCGCTGTGTGCGCTAGGGCTACGAGGCTGAACGTTGAAGCTAGCGTTGTAGTCATACATCTCGTCATACTCGTCATCGTAGTAACTGCTGTATGCATTGGTGTACTTGTATGACTTGAGTGCAGTCGTACTCTTGTAGCTTGGGATCAAGCGTGATGGAGTCCAAGCATAGGTATTGCTGAACCACATGCCGTCATGCTCAACGCCCTGCTCGAAGTTGACGTGTTGCATACGACCCTCGCCGTTCATGAACACGAAGCGATTGTTGCCAATGAACTCCTCGAGCATAGACACGAAGCCTGCGTCATACACAAGGTCAGGGGCAGAAGACACAGCGCTGTGCAAGTAGTCCTTGATGAAGTGCCATGTGTCAGACTTGGACTTGTCAGCAGCGTTGCCTGTGTGCAGTACGCCGTTGTGCATCATGGCGATGAAGCCAGGGATCACATCATAGGGATGGCAGTTAAGCATATCGGTCTTGCCGTGCGTAGTCCAGCGGAAGTGAATGGCAATCTCACGATCGTCACTAGGCAGGCGCTGAATGAATGCAGTAGCATCGCCGAGATTCTTGGGCAGTGTCTTGGTAACCTTCAGACCCTTGGCTGTGCCATACATGAAGCCGATGCCGTCAGGGTTGGACGTGAAGATGTCGCTCAGTAGCCCGTGTGTATCGAGCAATGTTGAACGAACTTTGGAAGACTTGCCAGTAATGATTAAACACATAATAAACTCCTTGAGATAAAAGATTGGGGACAGTGTCCCCGATTGGTTGTTGTTGAATTAGATTGAAGTAGCAGGGGCATCAGCTTGCACAGGGTTGTGCTCACGAATGATTGCGTTGAAGTCATCCTCTTGCAGATTCCACACGTTGTCGACAACGTCAAGCACATAGATCACATCGTCATCGCCGATGGTTGTTTCATCGCCCGAGTATGGGAACACAGCAAGCGTAAGTTGCAACGTAGCACAGCGGAAGTACGTGAAGTACAACCCGTGCTGACGAGCGTAGTCACGAATACCGAAGCCGTGGTGGTTGGGTATCGTTAGCCGATACCCATGGTCTTGGTCATGCGCATGGCGAAACTCAACCGAAGGGGCAGGCGGCACAGCATCAGTACAAGTCACCTCGGCTGGCGCTATGACAGTCGGCGTAGAGGTATGTACATTCCGCACGCCGTACCACTTGACGAGCGCAGGATACTGACCCGCTACAGACTTGAGCCACTTGATGAACGATGCACCATTGAGGTCACGCCACGATGCGACACGGCAGAACATGACAGCGGCATGGGTGAACTCGATCTGTGCAAGCAGACGTTCCTTCTTGAGTGACGCACGGAAGATACGCAACTCGACAGTGTTGTACTTGCCGTTGTAGCTGTTGTCCATGCTAAGACCCAAGCGTATAGCCTCACGACCACCGAGGTTACACATATTGACCATGCGATAGCGCTCACCAGACTTGCCCTTGACGGCTTGCTTGGGATTGCTAAGGATGGACTGATGCTCTGCCGAGCAGTAGCTACGGGCTTGATCGTCGACCATGGGATGGCGCCCAGCGATCTTACGAACGAAGTCCATGTTGGCAGCGCTGTTGATGAACATCAAGAACTTACCGAGCGTCATCTGAGTGAACGCACGAGAGTCAATGTGTACATGCATACCGCACTTGCCCGTGTTCCATGCACGATAGGCTGGGTCAATGTCCCAAGCCTTGAACTTGGCGATGTGAACAGACAGACCTTGCGGTGTAGTCACAACCTCGAAGCCATTGTGAGGAAGCGAGCCGTCATGCTTGATGATGCAGTACTCGGTACCCAAACGGCTACGCACATCATCGGCAGATGCTTCGCAATGGCTGTCACCCGATGACATCTCAAGCTCGATGCCCATGGTGAACTCACCGAACTGCGATGAGATGATAGGCGAGGACTTACCAAGCACGCTGAGCACATTGGTAGAGTACGACATGATCGGTTGGTTACGATCGTCGTCATCATCGTCATCGCTGTCGTAGTCACGCTCGTACGAGTAGTAGCAGTCATCGCCGTCGCAGTAGTACGCATCGTCACGAGGCCAGTACTCATCCAAGTCCTCGACATACACAGCGTCATCGTCGAAGCAATTGTCGCACCATGTGTCGTTACGCACATCGTGCGTGTTGCTGTCAGACTCGTAGTGACCACAGTCGCAATGCACAATGCCAAGATTGAAGTCATGGTCAAGCACATAGAACGCACTGTTGATGTGCGTAGTGAAGTCGTGATAGCGATTGTCGAGATCGAAGAACGCCTCGGTCAAGTCATCGTCAGAGATAGACTCATCACCTGCCTTGGCACGAGCAACAAGCTTACCGAACTGCTTGAAGGTATTGCGTGCAAGCTTGTAGGTTGTAGCTTGGTAGTAGTACCCGTCCTTGAACCTAGCGTGTGGCTCGATCACTGACTCTGTGCCGTTCAGCCGACTGATGTAGCGGTTGACAAGCACCTCAGCACGATCGCTAATGTTACGGCGAGTAGCACGATCTACCAATACATTGTCAGCACTAGCAGGGCGTAGGGTACTCCGCATCATCTGATGTACGTCGTAGCGATCATTGGTGTACCCAACCGCACCGTCATACGTCAGCGACTCAAGCGGATAACGCTTGTTGACGCGATAGCTATTGCCATGGAACCAGATCGTTGCCAACTGCTCATCATTGATGAGCGTGACAGGATCGACACCATGAGCAGCACGCATCACATCGGTATGAGTACGGCGACGATTGGCGTTGTACACGACATACTTGTTGCGGAAAGACACAAGCAACATGCCCACGTTGTTGTCGAGAGCATCGACAATCACGAACTTTGTAAATTGAAACATAAATTCTCCTTGAGTTATAGAAAAGAAATACACTTCGGGGACAGTGTCCCCGACTAACTAACACACGATCTCAACAGACCGCACTAACCTCCTCCTCACTAATGACATCGAACGAATAGATCTCGAATGTGTGGTGCTCGCCCACGATAGGATCACCAGAGGTGAACACGTAGAACACATCGTCGTACTTGCGTAGCACATCGTCACGCATCGAGTCGGATAACTCAGCGGGTAGTACGATGCAGTCCGCTTTGAACGCATTGTTGAACGGCTCTTTGAATGTGCCGAACACACGGATTTTTACGATTCGCATTTCATTTACTCCCAATGTTGCGGTTGATCCACTCGGCGCACTCATCTTGTGTGCCGATAAACGCAGGCTTGATCGAAGACCAAGCACACACAGACCGCACGATGTAGCGGTCGTAGTACCAACTCCAAATAACTTCACTCATTTCATTTACTCCTTGTTGCGGTTAGTAATTGCATCCAATGCCTCTGTCGCGCACTTGCCCCACGACTCAGCGCTGATGAACGATCCTGATGCCCACGATGGGTTGCTCGACGCCTCCTTCACACGCTCGGCGTAGTTGGCTATCGCCTCGATGATGAATGCCTGCATGAGCACGCCCTGCGCAGAGTTGTTCATCAGTTCTGTCACCAACTGGATGTTGGTCTTGTGTTTAATTGCTTTCATTTGTTTCTCCTTAGTTAATGAACTTGCCATCTTTCGCCAACTTCAGTACAGGCTTGGCTTGCGCTGACTGAAGCATCCCAATCACATCCGTGAAGTTAGCGTTCTCTGTCTTCATGACCGAGAACGCACACGCCGCAACGGGACGATCCTTGCTGTCGTAGTACACCTCCATGATTTCCCACCCACCATCGGTGCGTGTCTTATCTACCCTGCGTAGATTCCATTTGCCTGTGATGTCCACCTCGGGTTCATACACGGCGTATTTGTTACCGAAAATGTCTGCTGTCTTGCTCATTACATTTCTCCTTTGTTATCTGCTACCCATGCTTTAAGTGCCTTGATCGCCCTCTCAGGCGAATTGCAAACGCCTAGCTCTCGCTCGTTGAAGCAAGTCTGACCTGATGCCCAGCCTGCTTCTGGCGGTACGTTATAGAACAGCCAATCCTCACCATCCCATTGGGCTTTGGTCTTAGACCAGTCCATCGTGTCTTCAAGCTGATCCTCCCAATACTCCTGAACGGAATACTTGAAGTGCGGTATCCGATTGATGCACTCAGTCGCAAAGTTGATAAGCGCCTCAACATCCATGTTGTCCGAGCCAATCCACGCACGCACCATTTTGGGCGTGACTATGTCTGCTTCTTCCAAAGCTTGGATTTGGTCTTTAAGCTTGTCGATACTTCTTCTGATTTCTAAACTCATTTTGCTTCTCCTTAACGGGCAGATTGAGGATGATGAACGGCATTGCCCAAGCGCAGTTCATGGGGGAAACTAAAGTAAACGATCGGGGACAGAGTCCCCGACCAAGAGGGAATTCCCATGGGAATTCCCACAAAAAAGCTGAAACTGGTCGTCACAAGACGCCAGACCAAGTCGCAGGTATGTGCTCAGTGTCAGTCAAGCGCAGGATAATTTTCATAGCTTCACGCATACGCCCTAGCTGTTCCTGACCTGCGTCTGTTTGCGTAATGCTCTGCTTGCGCTCAAGGGTTTCTATCTCCTTGCGTGTGCGTGTGATGAGCTTCTCTCTAGCCTTTGCGTTCTGCTCAGGCGTGGTTAGTCTTTGAAATGGTATTTTTCTTTTAGCCCGTGTCTTGTGCGGTAGTGCCTCGAAGATTATTGAGATCTTCGTTTTTATTTTGTCAGGCACCCAGTCTGTCCAATGCTCGCCGTTGTTGGGCAGTCCTTTCTCTAAGGCGAGTTGTATGGGCGTAGCTTCGAGCGAGGCTAGAGGCTGAGCGAACTTACTCAATAATGTTTCCATGACCAAGATGTACGCATCGAACGCCTCGACTCGTGACTCATCATCGAGATCGTATGCACGCCCAACCTTGGCATTATTGAGCTCGTAACGCAGGGGCTTGAGCACCTTGTCCCATTCGGTTTTTCTTTGAGTCCTAGTTATTTTATCTACACGCTGTGCTTCCTTGAGTGCAGCTACCTCGTCTTTGATCGCCTGCATTTCGGCAGGGTGTATTCGTTCCTTCAATAATCTTTGATGAAGGGCGTTAGGGGTGAGGGTTAGGTAAGAGTTGTGCATGAGATTATTGAACCTCGAGGGTGTGAAATGTTAAAAAAGGTGAGCCTAAATAATTCTGGCTCGCTCTGTGCCATGCGGAAGCCCGCATGAATGCTAGTGTACAGCGAAATGTGGCAGGGTATCTATGTATTTTCCAAAAGGGTAACGCCAGTCAAAGAAAGAAAAAGCTTTCAAGATTATTGAAGCTGGCTCGCTCAGGAAAAAGTACACACCCCCTAGAAAAGACTCCTATATATATACATAATAATAAAAAGATATATATATAGCCAGATTTTGCGGGCACGCCTGTATTCATGCGGTGTTGCAGGTGGTGCGACAAGTGGCAGAATTTTTTAATCTCCGCCATCGGTATTTTACAGCACCTATGGTCTTCAATAATCTCAGATTAAAGAAGATCGGGGACAATGTCCCAGATTAAAGGTGCAGAGTAAGCTGCTTCATGCCTGTACGCCATTCCTCGAAGGCTTGTTGTGACTCGAACACGATGCCTCGTCTTTCGGGTGCACGCTTACGGAACACATGGACATGGAGGTTGGAGCCGTAGCTTATCTTTTGGTAGTGGTACTCAAAGCCACCACGCTCGATTGTGCCGATCTCTTTGATGATGGGTTGGATAAGGTTGCGCATGATTACTCTCCTGTGACGATGAACATAAGTTGTGTGCCGAGCACGAACGATCCGCCAAGCGCAAGCAAGGCGTACAAGGGAACAACGCCGTGTTCGTCCATGCCAATGAAGCCTGTGATGATGCACAGGACAAGGCTGACGGACAGCACGATGTGTGAGATTACTGATGAAGCTTTCATGGGATTCTCCTTAGAATGAAAAGTTGTGGGCTTTGAGGAACTCGGTTTCTTCGGGTGCAAGACACACAGCGAATGGGTGCTTGTGGATGTACGCTTGAAGGCGTGCGTGGTTGGCAGGGGTTGGGTTGGTGCGGTATTTATCTAATAGCTTTTGCATGATGGACTCCTTGAGATAATTGATTGGACACGAAATGAAACAGCGCAAGAGCCTCGCCCTTGCGCTGAACTGGGAGATTGGGGACAGCGTCCCCGATTGAGATTATTGAAACGAAACAGATGCACGCAGTTGTGCGATCAAGGCATCGAACTGCTTCTTGGTCAAGCCTGCTTCAATAATCTCGTTGCTGAGCTTCTTGACAAGCTTGGGTGACACCGCTTCAACGGCATTGCTAGATGACGCACCACAGATGAATGTGACTGTGCGTCCGAGAGCCTTACGGCAAGCCTCGTATGCGCTGGCGCTTGAGTCCAGCACTTGCTTGCCTGAGCCTGAGCCTTCGCCCGTCACAAGCGCCACCTTGTAAACACTTGCGAACTCAGGCAACAAGATCGCACGAACACTCTCACGGGACTTGCGACCAAGAAGTTTCTTGAGCACATCACGGGCAACTGCGGCTTTGGCTGATGCGTCACTCTCTGCTTTGATGATGACGACTTGGGACTTGATAGATACTGACATGGTAACTCTCCTTGAGTTGATTGGGGACAGCGTCCCCGATTGGTTGTGATGTCACGAGGGCGATCTCCCTCAATGACACATCCAGTTTACAAAGTATGGGGGAAAATAAACTTGCTAAAAGTCTGCGAAGTTGGCTGTGGCGTTGACCCCACCCATCCCCCACCCCCCTGAATTGAGGCGGCCCGATGGTTAGGACATAAACACTATTCCACGGGCGCAAATCAAATTTTCAAAATTCCCAGCGCCAGCGCCAGCGCCAGCACCCCACCCCCTAAAAATTTCTAAAAAATTTCCAAGGTACCATGTCAAACGTTGGACATTGCATAATAAAAAAATCCCCCGGGGGTCTGCAGACTTACCCGGGGGCACAAGGAGGCGAACCTCAAGGAGAAGCAATAGAACAAAGAACTTGCACCATTGCCGAAAAGAAGTGTACACTAACACCAACGAGGCAACAAGTGCAACGCCAGCACTAACCCTACGCAATGCTTGAACATCTGATTAACGGCGAGTTTCATCCAGACGTGGTCGAGGCCTCGGCTGAGGTTTTGCCGTTTGAAAAAGCTGACCCGACTACAACGATTGACGCCAAAGTCAAAACCGCGCAGTGGCTCAAAGACTTGGAACTTGAAGACGAAGAGATCGAGACCAAGGCAGACGCCGAAGCCGCACGCAAATCATTTGCTTCTCTGGTCACAGGCCAGCCTGTTGGGAATACACAACAAGCGCTGGCTAATATAAAAGCGCCAGCCGCCGTGCAACATCTGGTTGGAATGCTCACAGCTTACGATTGGGCGTTTGTCGAGCAGGCCAAGGAACTGCGGGGCTACGCAGTGGCGCAGATCCTAAAAGAAGTCGAACACCCAGACGCACGCATCAGGCTTAAAGCCTTGGACATGCTAGGTAAAGTCACGGAAGTTGCGCTGTTTACTGAGCGCATTGAGGTTAAGAAGACCGAGATGTCGGACGTAGAGCTAGAGGCGCGCATTAAAGACAAGCTCAACCGGTTCATGGGCGTGATCGACGTTGTCGATGTGACAGAAGACAAAGATGAAGCCTGAGAACTTTACCACCCTGAGTAAGTTGGAACTTGAGGCCATGTCCAAGGCGTTGCCTCACATGAGCATCAGAGAAAAGATGGAGTTGTTTGACGACCTAGAGCTTCGTGAATCCCGCGCCAAACTACAGGCGGCTAAAACAAACATGCTTGGCTTCGCCCAAGCGGTATATCCGGGCTTTAAGATCGGCCCACACCACAAGAAACTAGCTAAGATCTTTACCGATGTGGTCGAAGGCAGGAAAAAGCGCGTGATTATCAACATCGCGCCACGTATGGGTAAGTCAGAGTTCAGCTCATACCTGTTCCCTGCGTACTTCCTAGGTAAATACCCTAATAAG